TTTAGTTAGATTTAACTATTGACCAAAAGTTTTGTACTATTGTGTGTTGAGTAAATTGATCTTTTTCAAAAGTTGAAAGATTTAACACCTCAGTAAAAAATCCCCACTTGTCTTCGTATTGTCTTAACACTACATAATTAGTGTCATCTGCGGTAACTGAACGGTTAAAGTTGATAACCGTACCTTGAGTTAATTCTCCAAAAGTGATTGTTTGAGTTGTAGTTGTCATGGCTTAAATTGGTTTGAATTGTTCGTTTTGGTTTGACAAATATAGAACCTCTTTTTGATTCTGCAATACACAAACAAACAAAATAACAAACTACCAGCACGAATTTACATAACTCGCTGATAATCAAATCAATTATTTTCAATCTGTTTTTATGGAGTTGCCAATTTAACTGCCGTAATTCCGAGCAATGCCCCGAATCCGATCTTGGCTGCTGTGGTCTGATACCACTTCTTGTCTTGCCGAATAACTACGTTACGCATACCGGTCAAGTTGATGTTTGGGTTATCCACCCCAATCCGCACTACGGGATCTGTTCTTTTTAGAATCTTTGAAATAAAGCCCTCTCGCAGCGTATCTCCGATAGCGACGGTATAAGATGCAGGAATGATTAAAGAATCGATCTGAATGAATCCTAAGCGGTTAATTCGCCCTCCTATCTCCAGCCATCTTTCTATCTTGTGAAAGGTTCTTGGAAGTTTGATGTGCGGAAAGCTATCGACATACACCACCTCGCCCACCTTAAACTCGGTTTTGTAAACGGTCTTGGTCTTGTATTCAATGGCTTGGCTGACTTCTGCCATCTCCATCTTCTCCTTCAAGGCATCCACAGCCCTCTCAGATTGATTGATCTGCAAAGCCTGAGTGAAGATAACAAGCGAATCATCGGTTATCCTTTTGGTGAAGATCTGATTCTCCTCAATTAGATATTGCTTATCGCCTTTAAGTTCTTTGATGGTGGCACAACTACGCCCCAGCATCAGGACCAGAACTGTGATGGTTGAAAGCGATACGATTAGGTGAGTATTAGATGGCTTCATTGTGCAGGAGTTGAATGATTTGATTTAATCGCATAAAACTATTTGACTTATCCCGTAGGTTGTCATTTAGAATATTGACAACAACATAAAACGGCATCTCTTTCTCCCTTACATAATTGGCTAACACCTTAACAAGTCTATCATCACATTCCTGATCACTTAGAGGCAAAGTATTAACCGATTCAAGCATCCCCAAATGTAGTTAAATTTGGCGAGTCAACTTCTTGACAAGCAACCTAATTGATTCATCAAGCTTCTTAACGCTGTCGGCAATCATCTCCATTATGGCAGATCGTTCTGATTCCGTTGCCTCCTTATGCTCCATTAACATATCAACCAAGCCACCGATGGAAGTCAATGGCTGGCGTAGTTCGTGCGAGATCATAAACCGAAATTCCTCAATCAGCACCTTCTGCCGTTCGTGTTCGTGGGCAGTGATGCTGGTAACATCTACGCAAGGGATGCCGATGAAGTGAAGCGAATCAAGGATATAGTAAACATTCCACATATTGTAACGCTCACTGCCGATCTTCTGCTTGGAACGCACATAGACCCGTTGAGGATCAGGTGGCTTTTGTTTGGATCTGTTAATAGTTGCTAAGAAATCATCCCGATCACTGTCATTGGATGCAATGTCGAGGATGTTCTTCGGCTTAACGTGGCTGCTATATTCTTTGAATAGATCGTTACTCGTGAGTATTAACCCTTCAGAATCGGCTATAATGTAGAATAAATCTATTGAAGATTCAAGAATGTGCAGTGATGCCATACTGCAAATTTACGGCAAATGAATCACCTATGCCATCTCCTTGCGGATATTATCCACTAATGACTTCCAAGCAGCACCACAGTTCACCAAGTAAACAACTGTTACATACATCGTGAAAGCCAGCACCACTCCGCTGATAGGTATATCGTAGTTCATCGGCAATTCTTTTTCTTCGTTAATTCTTACACCCTGTATTTTCAAAGGTACATAATTAGCACCACTAAGCAAAGCCTGATCACAAGGTTGGATAGTATCGAATGCAGTTAGTTGTGGCTTGATCGGTGGCGCATTAACTTCTAACACCTCAACAGAAGTGATAGGAGTATCAACTACTGCCAGCGTTCCAACAGATACGGCAGTATCAATGTGGATCACCCTTGAAGTAACTTTGTATGTCGTATCTCTAATCACTTGCTGATTCATCGCTCTTAGCTTTTGGAATATACCCTGCTGCAATCAACGCAGCCACTATCGCTGCCATTGTTTCAGTTGATATGACCTTAAAGATCAGTAAGTAAATTGACACCAAGATCATCAGCGAGCCGATGGTTGAACGCCAGTGCTTGATGATGATGTTGAATATCTTTTTAGACTTAGTAATCCTTGCTGCCATACTTCAATTAACGAAATGCAGCAGATGAAGTTCCGCTAATAACCGGTTAAACTTTACAAGGTGTGAAGTATAACTTCGCCTCTGCTGCCCGTCTTGTGGTCAGCCCTTGCAGAACTTTGCCCCCTGCCTTATTCCAACGCATAAACTCATCGAGGATGCTTGGATCATTTGGGTTAACCTTTGCCTTTCTGACCAATGTTGATCGTCCAAATGCAGATCCTCCAATATTGTAACACAGGCTCACCAACGCATCGAATTGATATTGATTGAGGTTTGGTAGGTTCTTGTTTACAACTGATTCAAATGGCTCTAAAGTAGCAAGAAGCAGTTGCGTTGCCATTGCCTCATTGACTAACTTCTCACCCATCAATACCTTGCGCCCATCAGGATAGCGAGTGCTGCCGTAGCCAATCGTTGCCACCTTTGCAGGGCATAGATAAGCCGATAGCCTTAAGCCCTCATAAGCCTTGATGATCTTCAAGCCGTTGATGGATGTTGAGCGCATTAGATGATCACATATTGAAGGATGGCTTGTAGGTATTGAAATGTTGTGCCAATAGTTAGTGATACAACTTGCATTTCAATTTGATTTCCTGCAACATCTGCTGAGATAGCATAACTTTGAAACTCGCCACTTCCTAAATCAGTAAATGAAATAATACCAAAGGCATCTTTAGCATTTGCAAAATTTGATGCAATAGGCAAATCTAATGTAAACTGCGCAGTAGATTCGGCAGCATCCATATCAACTTGAAAAAACAATGAGCAAGTTACAACACTGCCAACACGAGAATAGTTACCACGTGATGGTGTAACTATTGGATTCGTGCCTCCTGTATTAGTCGCTGTTGGATTCCAAGCACCACTTTCGATGTCGGGAATACCGTCCACAATATCCTCAACCGCAATCTGCTTAGAGGTGTTGGTTGAGGTGTCAACAATATAGATCACATCATCAGGTGCTGCTGCTCCTAATACGGGAAGATCGGTAACTTTAATGCCTGCCATAGTGCTTTAGTTTTTTACAAAATTACAAAGAATTAAGATAGGTAATCGCCTCAATAGCATCATCAAATTGATTGCCGTTAAAGCTATACTGCTCCAAGTTAATCAACCACACTCCTTGATCCGTTGGCACGTGCATCGACTTAGCATCAACAAAGTCAATTTCAATGCGATCATAGTTAGTAGCTACTTCACCAATCACTGATGAGGTATAGGATAGTTGACTTGCATCAATCGTTATGTCGATCATTTGATTTGAATTTCGTAGTAAGATAGCGTGGTTGCATCAGCAGCACTACCGTTCTGGATGGCAAAGATAATATATTGGTTAACCGTCCAATCAACATTTGAGTTGGTAACAACGCCCTGAAAGGTTGAAGCATCAGTCAATACCGAAGATGTTGCACTTGCAGTCTGAGTTACCGTTGAAGATTTAATAAGCGCAGTTCTATCAATACCCGTATAGTTCTGATTCACGTTACCTGAAGCAGCAGTCATCAATAATGTTGGCGCAGGACTTACAATCGAATCAGCGGTATTAGCATAAACTCGCAAGGTCATCAATCCATTTCCAGCAGGCTTAGTCATCCTTGCTTTAATCTCTACGATTGCGCCAACTGTGATCGTATTGGCAGCGATTAGCACACCTACAACTTTTGTGTTAGTCGTTACGCCCGTTACTGCCGTTTGATTGTTTACATCCTTGTAGATCAATGGCACAGTTGGAAAGGTTGCCAGCGATCCATCGCCTCGCACATACTGAGCAGTCGTGCCTGATGGGGTGTTAAACTTGCCATTAAAGGTTGACCAATCCCCACTACTTAAAGCCCCTCTATTGGATGCCGATGCGGTTGGTAGGTTAAATGTGTGAGTGCTGCTTGCTGAACTAATGCCGAAGTCAGTGCCAGTCGTACCCGTTGCGAAGTTCTGCACTTGCTCTGTCAAGCCGTTCAATGCGCTAAGCCCTGTGGTGAAGGTTGTGATTACTTCACAAAGGTTATTGTCCTCGGTATGCAAGGTAATGTTACGCCCCGATGTAGTTACGAAAATGCGTACTGCGAGCCTATCAGTTGCAGCCAATACTGTCGAAGGTACTGCAAGCGCACTAACGTACAAATCGACCACCGTGCCACCTGTAATGGCTTCTGGGTTTGTTGACCCTGATGAGATAAGCGTAAAGGTTGCGCCATCGTACTTGTACAGCTCCATGTAAAAGCTCGGATTGCCGCCGCCACTTGATGCGTTAAAGTAGGTTTCAAAGTTCCAATTTCCTGAAGGGATTGCCAATAGATTTGGGTCGCCTGCATCCGTTATGAATTGCGCGATGTAGCCATTGCCTTGCGCGTTCGTGCGTGTGAAGTTAGTGCCCGTTCCAAGCACTGGAACGCGGCTCATTTGAAAGTAGGCATTACCTCCAATGGTGCCTTGACTTATTGAGCCGTTGAGGTAATAGTTCACCGATGCGCCACCGCCACCGCCCAAAGGGAAGTTTGCCAAAGAACCATCACCTCGAACGTACTGGCTAACAAGTCCATTGGCAGTTATGTCAATGCTTGGCGTTGTGGTTGGGTTAGGCACTGCAACGCTGAATGCAGGGTTTGTCGGGTTCGGCACAGTTGCCGCAACCGATGTAACAGTACCCGTTGGAATTGTCGGGAATGGTTGAGGTGCGCCTGTTCCATCAAGATAGTCTGTATTCGTTCCAGTTGGAACATCGAACTTGCCGTTAAAAGTTGACCAATCACCACTATCTAAATAGCCGTCAGCCGATGCCGTTGCTTGCGGTATTGCAATATCAGGATTTGCTCCGCCCGAAGATGTTAATGGTGCTGTTGCCGTTACGGATTCCACAATAGTAGAAGGCAAAACGGGGATCGTTGGTTTATTCAGGATCTCAGCCACTCCACTTACAGCATTCCAATCAGAGTTTACTTGCGCTGCTGGAATCGTTGGCTTGTTTAGGATCTGATTATTGCCACTTGTTGCATTCCAATTCGCTGGCTGCTGCACCGTTGGAAAGCCTGCGCCAAGATTAACCCAATAGCTTGTATTAGTTGGTAGGATAGAATCATTGGCAGCGATACAACGGTAAACATTCCCAAGATACCAAACGATGTTACCAATCGCATAAGCATTGCCCGTAGCTGACAAGTGATCTGTGGTAAATGGTAAAGCAATCAAAGCACCACCACCACCACCGCCACCAATGGCGATCAATGGATCTTCTGGCGTACCGTTTCCAACTATCGTAATGCCATCAACAGCGACCTCAGTCAAGCAAGGTGTGCAAGGCAAGAAGTCAGGTAGTGGAATATCGCCCGTAGCACAAGTATCGTAACAGCCATCTTCAGAAGAAGTCAGCACGTTAACATCAATATCAATGCTCACGCAAGCCCACTCATAATTGGCAGTTAGGCTCTTGATCTCGTTAACATATCCGTTCGGCACAACCTCATAAGCCACCACACCAATAGCTGTCTTGAATTGCGGATCAGTACCTGATACCAATCGCAGCACTCTGGATGCAATCCAATCCTGAGCATCGGCAGAATCACAAGGCAGATTATCCTTTCTAACCACTGCATAAGCACTTAAGGTAAACTTAGTTTCATAGAGTGCCTTACACCCTGCCAACTTCAATGATTCATTCTTAGAAACGCTTATTTTGCCTCGCTTCGCCCAGAAGATTGTGCCTTGCTTTGCATCGAAGTTGGTAACAGGAATAGCCTGACCATTTCCTATGTAGTGAATCCACGCTTTGTCGTTTCCATCAGCAGACAATTCACAAAGCCCGTAGATTTGATCGAAGATATTGCCAGCCTCAACCCTTTGGTTAAGCCGTTCGATAATTGTGGAGAGTAGATTCATTGTTTGTTTAGTGCGTTAATGATTGACTGTGCCAATAACTCAGCGTGATACTCAAGCATTTCATCTTGTTCAAATCCTGTTGGTTGAAATATGATTCCATATCTTGCTTCAAGCCCTTGCGCTTTTCCTGATTCTGATTCTGGTAAACCAACAGCAGCAGTCAATCCTTCTGTAAGTATTTCCTGATCTTGAAATCCGCTTTTAAGCCTGCCTGTTAATTCCAGTGGTAACTTCGCAGGAGTTTCTTTTTTAAGTTGAGCATAGCCATTAGGAAAATACATTGACTTTATCGGCTTGCCTTTAGTCTTGCCCTCTGGTGGTTTGCCAAATTGAAACTTTGAAGTTACACCGTTTACTGATTTTTCTGATACGTAAATCGGTTTTGTGCTGTATGGCTTTGATGGTAGCTTCTGACCTTCGCTATTTGTACCTCCCGAAGTACCAACTCCAAATATGCGTTTGAACATCAATCTTTTTATCTCTATAATTGCTAAATATAAAGGTTCAAAGTTTGACAAGTATTCCTCATACAGAACATCAGTTCTTTGCTTTATTTGTTCGGGAGTTGCTGCCATTACGGTAGGGCTGTAACGTATTTCATATTCCGCTTACAATCCCAACAATGGCTATCATCAGGCATCCGCATATTTTGAAGCATCGCACCTAATTCATCATTGTATCTTGTCGCTGCAATATCTCTCGCAGCCACAATCCCCTCAACAGCATTAGCAGTAGATGAAGCACTTTGCCCTCTGTTGACTGTTATAGTGGTGTTAACTCGCTGATTCGGTGAAGTAGTTAGTGCATAGTTGTAAATCTCAACAGCAGTTGCATAAGCCAAAGGCAAAGCCATCAGCCCACCGATTGAGCAGAGCCATCCTTGACGATCACAGTTAACCGAATAGTTAACGCTCATCCCTGCGGTGTACTTGCTTGTGATTGTCGAAAGCACATTAGTGCCATCGGTAGTCAGATCAATGCCAATCGCATCCACAAACGGGCAAATGTGCGCCTCTCTTAAACCACCACCACAATCAAAGCAATGACCTTTCTTAGTGATCATCTTGGCTGACTGCATTGTCGATTCATAAACTATGGCGATATCAAGTTTACGCCTCGCACTGCTGAATGTCTTACCAAGAAATTGATCAAGAGATCCCGTTGCATAGGTGAAGGTTTCAATCAACTTCAGCGTTGACATATCGAAGATCAGGATCGGCACATTGGTATTGCTTGAAGCAATCGCCAAGTTAATGTCTGCCAAGTAGAAATTCAAGAAAGACAATGACTGTGGATCGATCTTTAATCTGATGCCCGTATATCGTCCTGCGCCTGCTGCTGCCTGCACATTGGCATAATCACTCACCAACTGACCAACTCGCTTGCCTTCAATGACAGTGTCCGACTTCATCATTGGCGATAGTCTTGACAATACATCTGATGAAAGTTTGCGCCAAGCGAATGCTCGTTTATCAACAAACAGTTCCGATCCTTGAAGATATTGGTCAGTGATTAGCTGACCTAAGAATGTGGTGTTGATTCCGAGATCATCAATGTATAGCCCCGTTGATGGTTCAACCTGATTGCAATCTCTTAACCCAAGTAGCGATTCAATGCACATTTGATGGTTATTTTTTTTACAAAGATAAAAAAAGGGAGGCACTAAGCCCCCCTCTTATTCGGTTATCAGATTATCAATTCCATCTTGGGTTAACAGTTCAAGATCATTCTGAGTGATCAAGTCTGCTAACCCGATTACGGGTTTACAATCGACACGCAGTTAACGTAGTTCACACCAGCATACTTATCAGATGCTTCGTAGATGTCAGTTGGAAGGGTTACGATCTTGCCTGTTGTAGTCAATACAATAGACAAGTTACCGCAATCGTCTTTCATCGTCAAGTCAACTGGTACACCAGCAGGAGTGAATACCTGAGTCTTGCTATAATTAGCACCCGGAACAGGAGTGATTCCTGCATTCCACTCAGCAAGATTGAATGACAACCATTGGATCGCTCCAGCAGTTGTTACCAATGCTTTGCTTTGGCTTCCTTGTGCAGCAGCTAAACGAGAATCGTAAGCGAATCCAAAACCGTTTTGCTGTGTGATAGCCAACAAGTCAATGCCATACTGAGTGCAGCAGCCAGCAGCCATTGCATTAGCATAACGCTGCATTGCAGCACCACCGAAAGCAATCGGAGCAGCAGGATAGTTCGCCATTCTTGTTGCTTGCTGAATGTCAGCGATAGCGAAAGCGTTAGGCTCGTTAGTGCCAGCCATTGTTGAAATCACCAAGCAATCAGAAGTTACAGTGTAGAAACCTTCTACTTCAGTTCCCCAATTACCAATATTAGCAACCGCTTGAACCGCAGCAACAGAAGCCACCTTGCGATCAATAACATCCATCAATCGCATAATTGATTCAAGAACGTAACGGCTGTTCTCTTGGCAATGGCGAGCGATGTCAGCAGCATTGATAACTTGAGATGCTGTGTAGGTATCATCAGTATCTACTGTGTAAGTAGTTGTTGAATCACCGTAAGTATTGGTCGATGTACAAGTAAGGATGTCAGCACCCTCCTCTACTTCTGTTTCAGGCAAACGCTGAATCCAACGTGCTTGAACTGTTTTTAATTTACCGCCTCCTGGAGATACCTCTGTGCGGATTAGTTTTGAGTTTTCAGGTGAAAGCAAGAACTCCAAGAAAGGAAGTTGCTCACGCTGACCTACCTCGATGAATAGTTCAGATAATGACATCTGAACATTAGGGCATTCGGAGAGAATACGTGAAATTGACATAGTGATGTAGTTTGTAGAATTACCACCGATTGTCAGGCTGATGGCTGCGCCTACTTTGCCCCGTTAAGTTGTGGCTACACTACATCATCATAGTACCGCAAAGATAGTGAATCTTTTACAAAACAAAAAAGCCCACACAATTAGTGCAGGCTCTGAGTTATTGGTTGATTGTATTATGGTAAATCTATCTTGCCAAAAAATGGCTTATCGCTTACTGATCTTTTGCCCTCACAACTCCACAACTGCCTCGCCCACCAATTAGCAGATCCACGAGGCGAAGGAATGCCAGATGATCGAGCGCAGTAATTATTGCCAGCATCAGTGCCAGGATTGATGCGATAGCCCGAAGCCCCGAAGTGAATCTCTGTGCCATCTTCGGCAACAGCCTTATACTTCTTGCCCTCTCGGTCTGAAGCAGTTACATTGAAACCTTCGTATAGTGGCATAGTTATTTTGTAAAGAATCTTGGATTGATACCCTTCATCTTCTTATTGTCGGAACTTTCAAGACTTGGCACGAATGCGCCCTGCTTTGTCATTCGCTGCCCTGCCGTTGGGTTCTTCATAACGATCCCTGCTGCTGATGCCTCTTGAATTAAAACATCAGATAAGTTAAGGAATGATCCTGCTTTGTCCTTGCTTTTCAATCGCTCACCGCTTGCCTTGTCTTTAACGATGAAGCTACCATCATCCTCTAAGTCGATTGCATACTTTTCTCCGATGCTTGCCTTGAATCCTTTGATTGTAAACTCATTGACAGTTGGATCAAGTTTGATGGCAGATAACTCACGCTCAAAAGTCATATTGATCTTGCTCTGCTTGTTATCCTCAGCGGTCTTTAGTTTGAATTGCTCAAACTGCGCCATCGCCTCTTGTCTGGCAGTATCAACATCAGTCAATTTCTTTTCAAGTAGCTTGTGCTTCTTTTCCCATTCCTTCACCAACTCATCAGATCCTTCCTTTGATGCCCGTTGCTGCCACTCCTCTTGCTGCTTCTCATAGTTCTCTCTTGCCCGATCTGCTGCCAAGCGGATCACATCCTGAGCTTTCTTATCCTTAAAATCTTCTTCGGTTAGTGTAACTCCGAAAGGCTCAAATGCTCTTTTAGCAACCTGATGGATCGTGCCGTTAATCTTGCCGATCTTCTCATTCAATTCCTTTGAGTTAACCCATTGGTCTTGGAATTTATCCTTCGCTTCTTCGAGGCTTTCTGCTTCGCTTAGGTTTAGGAAGTTCACTAATTCCATCGCCTCCTCTGGTTTCATTGCCATATAAATTAGGTGTTTTAATTGTTTGCAGTTTTAATTCTCTGCCGCCTTTCTTAATCAGGTGATCAGCCAGCACATCAGATGCGTTGATAATCTTACCTTCGGCAGTGATCATTATTTTCATCACTCAAAGGTAATAAATATTTGATTCTGCAATCAGTCTATAAAGCCCTCAGCCCTTGCTCTTGCCTTTACTGATTCGGGAACTTTACGATCAGGAATAGGGATCAGGTAGTGCCTGCAATTCCAACCGCCTACAAAGGTGAAGATCGACTTGCTATCTGTGCCATCGATCCTGCCTGCCCAACTGCCATCTCTAATATCATTAATGCCTGCACTATTCTTGCCATCGCCCCAAGCCTCGATCTCGCCCCGATGGTAGATGCCACCTTCACGATGTTCGCAGAATGGTCTTGTGGTATCGATCTCGCCACCTAAATACTCAAACCATTCAAGCCCAAGTTCTGCGTTAACCGCTGCCGAGTAGCTGCGATCCGCAACCGCCTGCGCTGTGGTGGCTGTTGTTTTGATGTTTGCAAGCAGCCTGCCATCGTTTGCTTCAGTGCCTACAACCAATCCCTCCAAAGCATTAACCGCTTCTCTTAGTGGCGCACGTGCTGCAATGTTTGTAGTTAGCTGTTCAAGGAATGGCTGAGTGAATCGTTGATCTAAGCCACTGCCAAAGAATGCGTTGATGGTGTTCTGCTTTGAGATCTGGAGTAATTGCTTCTGCGCCTCTGTTGGTTCAAAGGATGACTCAAAAGTGCGAGCAATATCATCGGTCAGCACCACGCCCTTGTCAATCGAATCTAAGAAGTCTTTAACGGCTTGCCGATACTCACCTCCTGCCAGAACTTTTTTAAGTTCGTCCGAGATCAAACCAATGCGCCTGATGTTATCTTCAGTCTGCTCAATGTTGCCATTGGTATCAACATCCATATCTTCAAGCAAAGGCTTTAGCTTTCGCCACGCCTCTGCCTGTGTCTTGATAGCTGCCGTTGCAAGCCTCTCAGGTACTTGCTCAAAGAGTTTAATCTTCGCCTTTACAAGTTCATCAAACGATGCCATTCAATAGGTCTTGCTGTGCTTGTTGGATAGGATCTAACTTAACCGCCACACGATCAGATGCCAGCCTGTTAAGTGCTGCCACTTGCTCGCTCATTGGCAAGTCGATAAATCTCTGAGCCGTTTCAGTCGGAATAAAGTTTCTAATCAACTCCATTATTAACTGAGGTGCTGAGTGATGGATCACATCTTGGTAACGCTCAACAGTTCCGTTGGCAATCCTTGCCACAATGTCTGCGCTGCTCATCAATAGCAACTCATCCGCATTGATGATTAAGTCATAAACGGCAGATGTTTCTTCATCGGTGTAATGGATGGCTCTTATGTAGTTGTAAACATTGGAGAACGTGATCGATGGTGGCACTCCTGCCTTAACCCCTTCGCTGATTACAGCCAAATAATCTGATGGCGTGCTGATGTCGAATGATGTTGGATAGACAAGGTTAACCCCTCCGAACTCCTGACCATATCGCATCTTGCCAATCGTTACAAGCATAAACTCATAAAGATTGAATAGCTGATCTGAGACAGGCTTAATGAAAGCGTACAATGATCTTAGCTTGTTAAGTGATCCCGTTGCAGTAGAAGCCTCGCCAATCGTTCCTGATTCATCTGATGATGGTAGGTGCAAGATTCTTCTTGACTTCGCCATCTGATGCTCAATTTCCAATCTCAGGAAGTTGAGTGTGTCCATCGGAGGCGAAACGAATTTCAAATACTCACCACTTAAAGAACTATCACCATCGCTCAATGAAGTCTTAGGCTTGATCAATAGCATACCGGTAGGTGAGAATCTTGACTTAACTCCCGATCCTGAACAACTGCCGCAAGTACGATAGCCTCCATTGATAGGATCGAAGATCTGACCATCTTGGCACTTGTTACCTTCCCGATCTACGAACTCGCAAATATCACCGAGAGCCACCATAAAAGGAAATGCTGATGTTGCCTTGCTAATTTGTAGATAAGACTCATCAAGAATCACCTGATCAAGTAATGGCACTGCTGTAATAAATGGCGATTGAAATGCAATCTCATTGCCGATCAACTGTGGCATCCCTTCCAACTTATGACAAGGCACATAGCCAAGATTATGTTGGTAGTAAAGTTCTGGTTCGCTGAATTGCAGATCAGACTTCTTGCCCACTTGATAAATCTTGTAGATCGCCATCGTATCATAAAGTTCAAGCACAATACCACTACGCTCATTCTTGCTGCCTACCTTAACCTCGCTATGGTCATCAGTGATTACAAGATAATATTCACCAAACCTTTGCCCCACAATCTTCTTGCAGTTGTAATACTCTGGCATCGGCTTGATCAGATCATTGCTGATCACCTCATCGCCATTGTCATCTTCGAAGGTTTCAACATCAGTCGGCTCGATGGCAATGATGCCATTTGGATCGATCAACTTCAATGTCGGGATCAATGTCTTGATCAGCATTTCCAAAGAGCCAAACTTCTCAATCTCCTCATTGACATACTTCTCAAAGGTGTCATTTCCGAAGATAGGGTTCACTTCCTCAGAATAACGGATAGACCAATTCTGATCTGCGAAAGCCCTGCTGATGGTTGCCTTGAAATCTTCAAACACTGACAGCGTTGTAGGCTTGTAGTTCGCTTTAATGTATGCAGCCTGTGCATCGGTTTGGTTTGGCGCACGAACGCTCAACAGATGCGCTGGATAGATGTCAGGGCGAGTGTGCGGAAGGATGCTGTCATACATCTTAGCAGCGTAGTTATAGCCATCCCAATACTCAGGATATTGCGTAACACCTACACGCTCTTTCGTTATCGGGTTGATCGGTGAACGTGCTTGCGCCATCTCCCAACCCTTATGATGATAGACAAACTTGTTGACTATCTTATCAATTTCTTCAATGCTTAGTGCCATTACGCTACCGCTTTAGTAGAAGGTTT